GATCGTCAGATGAGTGGTGCTAACGTAGATCAAAACGCAAGTAGATCAATTTTGGCAGATATTATTCTTACTTCTGCGAGTTTCAACGTAAACCCAGATGACGGACAGGTTGTAGAGATAGCCTTCAGACCTAGTGCTGCTCCTACATTCGATCTATCTAAATCAGCTTAATTAAATTAGCATAAGTTAACGAACCTCAGTTTATCTGGGGTTTTTTTATGTTTTGCATTAGAATAATAGTATACTATTTTATTTTTATGGTAAGTAATTTATCTGCATTAGATAGGCTTAGAAAAGCTGCAAATCTTGAACCAAAAAAGAAAGAAGTTGAATTATCTGATGGTTCTATCTTTGAAATGTATGTAAGCCCATTGACAATGGCAGAACGTGATAGAGCACAAAAACTGTCTAGAGATGACAATAATAATTTTGCTTTACAGTTGTTAATGACAAAAGCACTAGATGAAAATGGTAGAAAACTTTTTAATGCAGGAGAAATTGATGTATTGAAAAATGAAGTTAAGGATAGTGATTTACAAAAATTAATGCTTGCAGTAATTACAGAAGAAGAGGAAATAATTGACCCAAAAGACTAGTTGCTGAGTTGAAGAAAGATAATTTAATGATGTTGCAATTTGGTGTTGCAAAAGAATTAGGAAAAACTTTAAGAGAAATAAGAGATATGACTTTAGATGAACTAATAGGTTGGAGTTCATATTTTCAAGTAATTAATGAAGAACAAGAAAAAGAATTTGAAAAAGCAAAACGTAGGAGATAAGCTAGAATAAAGTAATCTTTTATTGTTTAGTCGTGGCAACAAGAGCAGATATAGAGATTAATGTAAAAGGTCTTAAAAAGGTACAAGAATTATCAAAACAATTAGATAAAGTTAGTGGTAAGGTAAATCAATTAAATAAAAGTGGCGGTGCTGGTGCTGCAAGTAAAAGTAATAAATTAGAAAAAGAATCTGCAAGTCTTCAAGAGAAAAAAAGAGCTTCAATGATTCGAGTAAGGAGTATTGGAGATCAAATACAAAAAGCAAAGGAAGCAGGATTAAAAACAGATAGAGCCAGTAGAGCTTTAAATAGAGCAGCTTTAGCTAATTCTCAAGGTAAATTTAAAGTTGCAAAAGCATCTACTGATGCTGCTTTACTTGAATTGAAAGCATTACAGGCTCAGACTAAAGAATTAACACAGCAAAAGATATTAAGGGCTGCACGAGGCGGAGGTTTTGGTGGAAGAGGTCGAGGAGCAGGAGGAAGAGGAGGTGGAGGTGATGGGGCATTACAAAGTGCATTAGTTAGTGGTGCATTTCCATTGTTATTTGGTCAGGGTCCAGTAGGAGCTATAGCTGGTGGTGCTGGTGGTTTTATAGGAACTAAACTTGGTGGTCAAATGGGAGGTTTCGCAGGAGGTCTTGTCGCTACTGCTGTGCTTCAACAACTTCAACAAGGTGTTACTGCTCTTGGAGAACTAGGCCAAGCAATGAGCACTTTAACTCCTGACATAAGTGCTTTAAGTAGATCTATGGGAATTATGGGAACGATAGAAGAAAGAAGATTGCAAATTATCGAACAGACTCAAGGTAAGCAAGCAGCTTTAAATGCAGCTTTAGAGATGATGGGAGATAAAATAGGTGAAGAAAATGTAGAAGAATTACGAAAATTTGGCGAAACATTCAGAAATTTAACTAATAGTACTGTTGAATTTTTTACAAAAGTACAAGCAGCAATAGCTAAATTATTAAATCAAGCTGTAGATGCAGGGGCAGATGCCAACTTACGAGGTAGAGCAAGAAGTCTTGTAGCAGAAAATCCAAATAACGCAGCGTTTAGAGAGATAAATGAACAGATAGCTGATCTAGAATCACAAAGAGGTGGTGGAGGAAGAAAAGTTGCAAAAGATCTCACTAATCGAATAAATATTTTAAAACAAGAAAGATTAGAAATAGCAGAAACTATTATTTTAGAAAAAGATAAAGATAAATTACGAGTTAAAACAAATAAATTAATTACGGCTGGATTAGGAGATTTACAAAAAGAAAATGAATTAAATAAAGCTATTATTGCTGGTAATGAAGAAGAATTTTTAGTCAAGCAAGCAATAACAGACAAAGTAGAGGAAATGGGTTTAGTAATGGAAAAATTAACTCCTTTACAGTTAGAAAGAATTAGAAATGATGTAACTACAAATAAAAATCTAAAAGAACAAGCTCGACTTGCAAAGGCAGTAAATGATGCTTTTGAAAAATTAAGCACATCTATTTTGAATGATGTTAAAGAAGGGATAAAAGGACTTATAAAAGGAACATCAACTCTTGGAGACTTACTTAACAACGTTGCTGATAGATTCTTAGATGTAGCATTAAATCAAGCATTATTTGGTTCGATATTAGGCTCTGAAGGCAAAAAAGGTGGTGGTATTCTAGGTGCTATTGGTTTATTTGCTAATGGAGGTAGGCCACCAGTAGGTAGACCTTCAATCGTTGGTGAAAAAGGGCCAGAATTATTTGTACCAAGATCATCTGGAACTATTGTGCCAAATAATAAACTTGGAGGTGGCGGTAGTACGAATGTTGTTGTTAATGTAGATGCATCTGGAACAGATGTTCAAGGTGATGAAGCTCAAGCAAAAGAACTTGGAACTCTTGTATCTGTTGCAGTAAAAGGAGAGTTATTAAAACAACAAAGACCTGGAGGACTACTTTCTAGTTTACGCTAATGGCTACTTTTCCTAGTTACAATCCACAATATTCTGCTACAAAGCGTAGTCAATCAAACCTTAGAATTACTCAGTTCGGAGATGGCTACCAACAAAGGACTACTTTTGGTTTAAATCAAGATCCTAAAGTTTGGAATCTTACTTTTAATGTTGACGATGAAGATGCAGATGAAATTGAAACATTCTTAGAAGCTAGAGGAAAAGATGGAGCATCATTTGATTGGTCACCTCCTGATACAACGACAACATTTAAATGGATATGTAGAAGTTTTTCTAGAGAAATATTTGAATTTGATCGAAATAGAATTTCAGCTAGTTTTGAAGAAGTATTTGAACCCTAATGGCAGTACCAGTTTCAGCTTTACAAGAAATAAATCCTGGAGCAGTAATAGAACTGTTTACTTTGCAACTTGATGCCACATTACATGGCTCTAATACTATTTACAGGTTTCATAATGGTGCAAATTTAAATGCAAATGGAGAAGTTGTATGGGCTGGTAATACTTATTTAAGATTTCCTATTCAATGCGAAGGATTTGAATTTACAGGAACAGGAACTTTACCAAGACCAACTATATCTGTCAGCAATATTTTTGGAACGCTCACTGCAATCATGCAGAACGTAAATCAGACCACAGTTGGTAATGATTTAAATGGTGCAAAATTAACAAGAATTAGAACTTTGGCACGTTTTTTGGATGCTGTTAACTTTGCTCCTACAACTACTACCACTACCTCGACTCAAACTGTAGCTGATCCTTCTGACGCTGAAACTGTCACATATACTGTCACAGTAGTTCAGGACTCTGGTGGTGCAAATGTTTTTGCAATAAATGGAGTGCAAAAGCCAGTTATTACAATGAAACGTGGCTCAACCTATATTTTCAACCAATCTCATAGTTCTAATGTAAACCATCCATTAAGAATAAAATCTGATGCTGGTGGACAACAGACTACAGTTAACGCAGGGACTTTAGGTACAGATGCAACTGTAACTTATTCTCCAGCTTATCCTTCTGCTCCTAATGACCTTAGATACTACTGTCAAACTCATGGAAATAATATGGGCAACACAATTACAATGAATGACCCAAATACGATCCAGCAGCAAACAACTTCAACTTCTACTACACAATCTAACCCTTTCGGTACTCCTGATCCAACAGCAGAATTTCCTCGAGAAATTTATTTTTTAGATAGAAAAATTAGTGAAAATAGAGACATTGTTCAATGGGAAGCTATATCAGCCCTAGACTTGGTAAATGTAAAACTACCTAAAAGGATTGCTACTAGAGATATTTTTCCTGGCATTGGCACGTTTGTTGGATGACTTGGCAAGATATTGCACTTAAACACGCAGAAAAAGATGCACCACATGAGGCGTGTGGTTTATTAGCTATCTATAAAGGTAAAGAAAAGTATTTTCCTTGTAAAAATCTTGCAGAGGATTTAGGTGAACAATTTATTATTGATCCTGATGATTGGGTAAAAGCTGAAGATGCTGGAGAAGTGATCGCTGTTTTTCATAGCCATCCACAAATACCACCATTTCCTAGCCAAGCTGATCTTGCAAGTTGTGAATATTTAGATTTACCTTTTTATATTGTTACTCCAGAAACAAAAGAATGGCACTATTTTGAACCATCTGGCTATAAAAAAGGATTAATTGGTAGACAATGGGTATGGGGTGTTCAAGATTGTTGGAATTTAATACACGATTGGTATGGAGAGAAGAAAAATATTACTCTAAAACATTGGGAGCGACCCAAAAGTCCTGAAGAGTTTAGTAAGTCACCTTTGTTTGAATATGGATTACCTCTTACTGGTTTTAAAGAATTAGATGATACATTAGATTTAGAGAAAGGTGATGTATTGTTGATGGATACAGGCACAGGTAATTTGGATCATGTTGCTTTGTATGTAGGAGATCAAACTATTCTTCATCATTGTGTGAAAAGACTTAGTTGCAGAGAAACTTATGACCAAAAGTATATAGAATGGACAAAGAAGAGGTATCGCTATGCTCAGTAAAATTAAAGTTTACGGAAGATTAGCTCGATTTCTTGGAGAGCGTAGTTTTGAAGCTGAAATATCAACTCCACTTCATGCTTTTAAATTTTTATTAGC